TTCAGAAGTACGAGGAAAACTAGGATACGAAACAGACGGTTATGATCCTAATGACAAACTACATCAATTACTAGACAAAGTAGGTCGTAGTGCTAGTGTAAGCGATATGATGAATGGCGATGTTGTACATATTAATCCTAGACATCCGCAAGGTCCTAGTGCTAAAAAAGCAGCCAATGCGATTACATCAGAAAACTTTTCCGAATCAGATGTGCCGTTGGGAAAGTATCTGTTTCATGTAACATATGCAAGCGGATTGACCGGAATGTTAAGAGATGGATACTTAGGTGAACCAGATGAATATTTTAGTATGACTTCGGATCAAAAGTACATTGTATCAGGCAATCCGGAAGTACAAATAGTTATCGATACTGCTAGAGTAAGCAAGATGGAAACATTTGAAAAGTACGTAGACGACTGGGAAAGTACACCAGGAGCGGGCGATTGGGCTAAAGGCGACAACAGTGACTTTGAGAGCGAATACAGAGTAGAAGAAACAATACCATGGGACTATGTAGTAGCAGTAAAAATTCTGAAGTCAAAGGCCACTAAAGAAATTGTACAATTAGCAAAGCAGCGTGGTGTAAAGCTAGTTGGCAAAGATAACAATATAACTGAAAACTTTGCCGATGGTAAGAAAAAAGGCAAAAGCAGACCAGGCAGAGTAAAAAAGTCTGGTGCTAGTTGTAACGGAAGCGTTACATCCCTGCGTAAGAAGGCCAAAGCAGGTGGCGAAAAAGGGAGGATGTACCATTGGTGCGCAAACATGAAATCAGGACGGAAGAAGAAGTAGCATTTTATTGTAAAATGAGTAAATTTCACGAGGCAAATAGAACCTCGACTAACCAACGTAATGAGTTTTGGCGAAAACATTCGCAGCGTATACTCGACCCCGAAACAAGTTTTAATATGGGAAAATTTTAATATGAAGATAAGAGATATTATAAAAGAAACAGTTTCCGGCAATTTTGCAATTGGCATGAATGGCAGTGGATTTGCTAGTGGTGGAATTGGTACTGAGCCTATTAGGCGTAACCCAAAGCCTAAAAAGAAATCTAAAGCAAAAAAGAATAAGGCATAAATACACTATAACGTATTACGGAGTAACTCATGAGAGATAAAGAGATTAATGAAGGTTTAGGCGATTTAGCACATGCTGCTGAAAAAGACCACGAAGTACAGATGGCTCGTGCTGAACTATACAAATTAGCAAAGTATGCTATCAAACTACACGACATTCTAAAAGGTGTTAGTGAAGCAGAAGGCTTAGAAGGCTGGGTGCAATCTAAAATTACTAAATCAGCTGAAATGGTTGGTAGCGTATATCATCATATGGATTACAAAGAATCAGACGGAGACGAGATGTCTGCTGATGCGCTAGACAACATGAAAGAATCTAAGGACACACATTGTTCTGACAAATGCTGTGGCGCTGATGTAAAAGCAGAAGATTGTACTTGTAAACCAAGTTGTAGTCACTGTAACTGTAATTCAGTAAACGAAACATTATCACCAGAAGATAAAAAGCTTGTAGATAAAATGTACAACAAAGACGGTACATTAACTGCTATTGGCAAGAAGGTAATGGACCATGGCAAGAAAGATAAAAAGCCAGCAGTCAAAGAAGCCAAAAAGAAAATGGTAAAAGATCCTAAGACAGGAAAAATGGTACCAGACTATGCAGCAGATGGCAAAGGCAAAAACGATCTAAAAAAAGAATCACTACAAAAAAGACTAGCAGCTAAACTAGCTGAGTCAAAGTGTTGTTCAGATTGTGGTAACCCAAGTTATAAAAGTGTTTCAGAAGAAAAGAAAAAAGGTAGTCACGGCAAAGTATGCTGGAAAGGCTATCGCAGAGGAAAAGGCAATAGTTGTCATAGGGTAAAAGGCGACGGTTAATGGACTGGAATAAACTACAACACACTCTCTTTGAAATTGAACCAACCGATCCACGTGAGGACCTAGCGAAACTTAAAGGTGACGCAGGAACAGCAGTAGAAGCCGAGGCTACTGTAAACTATTTAGAAGAGAGTGTGTCTGTAGCAGAAGGAAGTATGCCAGTAGGTGTTGATAGTATTGCTGACTTTGCTGCACTAGCTGGTATACGTTTAGATGAACGTGCTAAACAAAAAGACGGCGACTATGCTAGAGGAGATAGACCTACTCCTAAAAAAGGATCAGGTGCAAAACGTTCTCCAGACGAAGGTAAACTAGTAGGCGAAGACAATGCATTCCAAAGAGGATGGAAAGCTGGTGAAAAAAATCCTGACGCAGCAAGATCAGCTATTTCAAAAGCATTTACAGGTAACGGCAGTGGTAAACCGGCTCCAGCACCAGTGAAACAGAAAAAAGATAAAGCAAAGAGCAATACTTATATGCCAAGTGACAGAGCATATAGCGAATTCTTAAAACAACATACTCAAGCATTAAAGCAAATTGCTGCTGATCCAAGAAAGAAAAAAGCGTTTGATCAGTTTATGTCTAAAATAGGTGAAGCACAAGAAACACCAAAACCAAGAGATCCAAGTTCCAAGAACTTAGATGCTTTACGAAAGTCAGGCGCGGGCGGCGCACACATGAATAAAGCAAAGCGTGATTCAAACCCACGTAAAATGAAACATAAGGGCAAAGCGTTTGCAGAAGAAAGCATTAAAGAAATGCTACTACGCAAACTAAACGAAAAGAATGGAAACACTTAGGGCATCATTAGAAGATTGGATATACAATTTTTTAAGTAAACAACATCCTACCTTTAACAATCTACCACCTTGTCCGTATGCAAAGCGAGCATGGGCCGAGGGGAATGTATTGGTTAAAGAAATAAAAGATCCTGTAGACTATAATTTAACAGTAGAATTAAGTAACTATGCGTATCAATGGCCTGAAAAGGATGTTGTAATATTTGCATTTGATCCTACTAAAATATCTGCATACGAACTTACAGAATTAGTAGAGAATGTACAGCGAAAAGTTCTAAATAACTGGGGTCTTGTTGCGCTTGAAGATCATCCAGACGAAGTTGAAGAAATTGATACTGTTGTGTTAAACAACGGCGAGCACGGACTTGTTCTACTACAAGAGCGTTCTAAACTTGAAGAAGCACGTAAGCATCTTGACTCACTAGGATACTATAAGTACTGGCCTGAAGATTATAAAAAAGATGTGCAAAGTAGATGACTTGCTGGGTTAATTTACAAAAAACAAAATACAAAACTATAGACTTTAAATTACTAGACGATTCTCATTTTACCGAATGTGAAGAACTATATAAAGGATATATTCAGTACAAAGATTTTGATAGTATCTATCCTATATACAGAGAAGACTGGACAAGAGGCACAGTATTTGGATATTATGACAACGATGAACTAGCAGCATGGAGTTGCTATTATGTTTATCCAAGTAAAAAGATTGTACATGCTGATCAATTTGCGTGGAACTATAAAAATCCTAAACTTAAATTAGGTTATAAAAGTTTACGTAGTGAATGTGCATATTTTAGAGAGCAAGGATTTAATTATCTTATACTAGGTGATATGTATAGTTACAAACAAGAAATGCAAGGATTTGAAATAATTACATACGAATCCAAAGGCGCATTTGAGCAATGTTAGCGCCCTAACTTATACTATCAGTTAAATACAGTATGGAACGCAAAGAAGCATATAGAATGTACTTCCTAGTTAAAGGGCATATCAATATTACTGATGCAACAGCCTTTTCAAGCGCAGACGGATATTTTGCAAGACTATGGCGTGACGGTGCAGACGGCGCTCCTCTTTATGATTATAACGACCTGTTCGAAATAGCTTGGGCAGACAAAATTAAACGTGAACATAATAGTATATGATAAATACCTCATAGCTAAAAGGGGGGATCCAATGGTTGCTAAACAATTTCAAAATTTATCCGAAGACGATCTAAAGTACATTGAACAATTACTAGGTAACGAACTACGTAAAGAAATGGACAATAATAAAACTTGGGATTCAAAGCATCACTATAGTCGCCCATTTGAGAAATCTAATCGCATTCTTGCTTGCTTAAATGCTGTAAAAGCACAAAGAGATCTTACTAAAAAACTTTCTGTGAAGTGGTAATTAACACTTGACAAAATAAGCTATTACCTGTATATTAAGTTATACAAGGAGTTTCTTATGAGTGATCGTACCTACGGGCAAGAAGAAAAAGCAAAACTAGAACGTCTAGTCAAAGAAGGCGTGACTGTTTTACAAGAGATTGAAGATTTAAACGCAGGTCTTAAAGATACTGTTAAAGCAGTAGCAGAAGAACTGAACGTGAAGCCTTCACTAATTAATAAAGCAATTAAAGTTGCAATGAAACGTGACTGGGATAAGCATCAAGACGAGTTTGAAGACTTAGAAACTATTGTTGCTACAGTCGGCGTTGACAAGTGATAAAGGCTGTCATAGATTTTTGTAAAGAAAGTTACAGGCTTTCTCCTCTAGCATTTTATTGTGAAATGGTAGAAACAACAGTTTTGATTGCAGCAAGTGCTATACTTACATTTACAGTGCTTGATCCTGCAACAGAACTTTTTATTCCATTATACTTGATTGGTAGTATACTTGGTGTAGTTAGTACAGTTATTAGAAAAGCAGCATTTGCAATTGTGCTATGTAGTTGGTTTGTTGTAATGAACTCAATTGCTATGGTGCAGTTATTCATACTGTAATATATAATATAGAGTCGTCCACTTACGGACAGGTAGAAGGTTAGTTGGCCACAAGCAACAGGAGAATGAATGAGTTACGTAGACGCATTGTTTGACCGCGATCAAGATATGATCCGTGTAGTTGAACGCAAAGACGGTAAAAGAGAATACCGCGAGTATCAAGCAAAATATACATTTTATTACAAAGACGAACGAGGCAAGTACAAGAGTGTGTACGGCGATAATCTAAGTCGTATTGTATGTAAGAATACAAAGGACTTTCGTAAAGAAGTAGCAATTAACAAAGGAAAGGAGCTATTTGAGAGTGATATTAATCCAATATTTCAGTCATTATCTGAAAACTATCTCAATCAAGATGCGCCTAAACTTAATATTGCGTTCTTCGATATTGAGACTGACTTTGATCCAGAGCGTGGGTTTGCTGATCCTGCTGATCCTTTCATGCCAATCACCTCTATAAGTGTATACTTACAGTGGTTAGAAACAATGGTATGTTTAGCAGTTCCGCCAAAGACACTTACAATGGATCAAGCAAAAGCAGAACTTGAAGGTATTGAAAATGTAATGCTGTTTGAGCGCGAAGGTGACATGATTGACACGTTCTTAACGCTAATTGAAGATGCTGATATTTTGTCAGGTTGGAACAGCGAAGGTTATGATATTCCGTACACTGTTAACAGAACTATGCGTGTACTAAGCAAAGACGACACACGTAGATTCTGCTTGTGGGGACAACTGCCTAAGAAACGTGATTATGAAAAGTATGGTAAAGCAGCAGTTACATTTGATCTAGTAGGTCGTGTACACTTAGACAGTTTAGAACTATACCGCAAATATACATACGAAGAGCGCCATAGTTACAGACTAGATGCTATTGGTGAGATCGAAGTAGGTGAGAATAAGGTGCCATATGAAGGTACACTTGATCAGCTATACAACAATGACTTCCGTAAGTTTATTGAATATAACATTCAAGATACTGCATTGCTTGACAAGCTAGATAAGAAACTACGTTTTATTGATTTGTCCAACGAACTAGCACATGCAAACACAGTGCTTCTACAGACTACAATGGGAGCTGTTGCTGTTACAGAGCAGGCTATTGTTAACGAAGCACATCATAGAGGATTGCAGGTTCCTAATCGTCCAAAGCGTGACGATCAAGTTAGCACACAAGCAGCTGGTGCATACGTTGCATTTCCGAAGAAGGGCTTGCACAAGTGGATTGGTTCGATGGATTTGAACTCGCTATATCCAAGTGTGATTCGTGCATTAAATATGGCCCCAGAGACTATCGTAGGACAGATACGTCCTGAGATATCAGATGCTCGTGTAACTGAAGATATGGGCCTAAAGAAGAAGTCGTTTGCAGGTAGTTGGGAAGGACGTTTTTCAACAGAAGAATACGAAGCTGTAATGGAGCAACGAAAAGATATTGCACTTACAATTGATTGGGAAAACGGTGGCAGTGATGTACTAAGCGGTGCTGAAATACACAAAGTAATTTTTGATAGTAATCAACCTTGGATGCTTAGTTCAAACGGTACTATCTTTACAACAGAGTTTGAAGGCGTTATTCCAGGTATTCTAAAGCGTTGGTATAGCGAACGTAAAGACTTGCAGAAGATGCTAAAGAAAGCAAAGGACGCAGGTAACACAGCAGAAATTGAATACTGGGACAAAAGACAACTTGTTAAAAAAATTAATCTTAATAGCTTGTATGGCGCTATTCTCAACCCTGGGTGCCGTTTTTTCGATAAGCGTATTGGGCAGTCTACTACACTAACAGGTAGAACTATTGTTAAGCATATGTCAGCAGAAGTAAACAAGGTTATTACGGGTACGTATGATCATGTTGGTGAAGCAATGATTTATGGTGACACTGACTCTTGTTACTTCAGCGGATATCCTACACTTAAAAGTGAAATTGATGCAGGTAACTTGCCGTGGGACAAAGACAACGTAATTACACTTTATGACCAAGTATGCGAAGCAGCAAACGCAACGTTTCCAGACTTTATGATGCAAGCATTCCATTGCCCTAGGAGCCGCTCAGACGTTATTGCAGCAGCAAGAGAAATTGTTGCAGAGTCTGGCTTATATATTACTAAGAAGCGTTACGCAGCACTTGTGTATGACATTGAAGGCTTTAGAAGCGATACAGATGGTAAGCCGGGCAAAGTAAAAGCAATGGGCTTGGACTTGCGTAGATCAGATACTCCGGTGTTTATGCAGGACTTTTTAAAAGAACTGTTAGAGATGGTACTTACTGATGTTCCGCAAAGTAAAGTGTTAGAACGTATTACAGAATTCCGCAAAGAGTTTTCAGATAGGCCTGGATGGGAGAAAGGTACACCCAAACGTGCAAATAAAATTGGACACTATAGACGCTTAGAAGAAAAGCAAGGTAAAGCAAATATGCCAGGGCATGTTAGGGCAAGTCTTAACTGGAACACACTTAAAAAGATGAACGGTGACAAGTATTCGCAGGAAATTGTTGACGGTATGAAAGTTATTGTCTGCAAACTAAAAACTAACT